AACCAAGATTGAGTTACATGAACTTTTATACTATCACAATTATATATTTCTAATACGTATTCAGATAAACAATTTTCAATTTTAGTTTTAATTTTTTTTAAAATTTTTCTATCTAATATGTCTTTATCTTTTGAAATACTAGTAAAGTAATTTTTTACAGCATAGTTTTGTTGCTGCATAATAAATTTTAATTGTTCTTTAGATATATCACAATAATTTTCAGTGACACATGTAGGAAATATAGGATATAGTTTTTTAGTCATTTTAATAACACCATGTTACAAAAGAATACCTTGTTCCTTGAGTTATATTTTTAACTTGATGAGGGTATAAACAATAAAATCCCCAGTTTTAATTTTAATTAACATGTCATTTATAAAAAAATTACCACCTTTAAAATTTTCATTTAATAAACCTACTATTGATAACACGGGTATTCCTTTTTCTTTACCATCAAATATACTATAAATATGATCAAAATGTTTTTTTATTTTTGTATTTTTAGTATACCTATTAAATCTAACTTTAGAAAATCTCGAACATAAAAATTTTTCTTCACCAACAAATTTTTCATATTCTTGAATAGATTTAATAATAAAAGGTGTTAATATATTTTGTGTTTCTTCATAACTTCTTAAAACATCAAATTCTTTATTTTCAGCACTACGTTTATTATCTGCATAATTATACCAACTATGTTTAGACCAATTTTCTTTATTTATTTTTTTAATAATATTTTTACAAATATTATTGGGTATAATGTTTTTAACCATTATAAAATCTTCTATGTTTTTCATAAATTATTTAAAAGGAAATCCAGTAAGCCACATTACTAATGAATTTCTTAATCCTTTTGTTACTGGAGTAACTCTGTGTCTTAAAAAACTAGGAAATATAACTATAGATCCTTTTGGTTTTATTTCATTACAAACATAAAGATATTTTTTTCCACTTCTAGCATCAAAAGTTTCAAATTCAAGATTTCCACCTTCATAGTTTTTAGGATCAGTTAGTGATACTGTTACTGATAGTTTTCGTATTCTACCATTTTCATAAGGTTTATTCCAAGTATCACAATGCCAATCATAATGTTGATTTTTTTTATAGTGTGTGAATTGAATTGACTCTGCTTGATCAATTTCAAAATTCCAACCTGCATTTTTATTGGCTCCTGCAACATAAGGTTGAATCATATTTTTTATTTTTTCGTCTTTTATCCAAACAACAGATGAGTTCCTATATTTTTTTAAATCTAATAAATCTTTTTTATCTAATTTAGATTTAGATTTTAATATTTCTCTTTCTGATCCAGTCATAGCTTTTTGACTTTTTTGTTTCAAACCCCATAAAACAATTTCATCACATTTCTCTGAAGAAATCACAGAAGGGTAACTCCAATAACTATAGTCCAATAACATTAATCAAAACCTTTGTGTGATAAATTAAAAGAAATAGCATATTTAGATTTAAAAGTTTTATTTCTTTTTGTTGAGTGATTTAAGAATGAAGAAAAAATAGCAAAAGAACCTTTCTTAGGTGTGACTTTTTCATTAATATCTGGAAAAAGTAAATGTTGATCACTATTATTTAAATAAATAACTCCGGATAAAAAACATGGATTATGTGCATGTCGCTCTGTGTAATCTGAAAAATTTTGTCTAATTCCCCAAGCATCTGTTAAACTATAACTAATTGTTTTAGATACATTTAACGTATCTATTTTATCTAACATAGTCATCATTATTTTTAAAAACTCTATGTCATTTATAAAATAAGTCCACGAAGTCATATCGCTTTTAACGTTAGTTTTGTGACTAGTTTGTTCGCTAATACCGTTGTCTATTTTAGACATAAAATATTTAGCATTAATATCAAGTGTGCCTTTTAAAAAAGTATAAGGCACTTGAGTATTTCCTTGTATTTCTTTATCTATTTTCATAATCTTTCTTGATTTCACAATTGATATATAGTAAAAAATATGTAATAAGTCAATTGTAGTTTATGGAAAATAAAGAACTAAAGGCAAAAATAATAGAATTAAAACAAGTTATCAGAGGCGAAGCTCGATTAAATAAAGATTATAAAATTGAAAACGCTAAGGTAAAATTACAAGTTAATTCTCTTATGAAAATTAACCAAGACTATGCTGAAAAAATAGCTCAACTAGAGCTTTTAATAGACCAGATGCATAGAGATTATTATAGTAAATACGTAGATAAGAAGAATTGATATCTAGTATAGATAGTAATATAATGCTTGGACTATGCTACAAAAAATAGGTTTTCAGCCAGGTATAAATAAACAAATCTCAGAGACTACAGCAGAAGGTCAGTGGGTAGATTGCGATAATGTTAGATTTAGATATGGCTCACCTGAAAAAATAGGGGGTTGGAATCAATTAGGTAACGTTAATGAAAATGAGTTAACTGGTGCAGGTCGTGGACTTCATCACTATGTTAATAGTTTAGGTAGAAGATACGCTATCATCGGTACAAACAGAATTTTATATGCATATTCAGGAGGTGTCTTTTATGACATACATCCTATTAAATCTACGACAACGCTTACAAGTGCATTTAGCACGACTAACGGATCACCAACTGTTACAATAACTTTCTCAAGTGGTCATAATATAAATCCACAAGACATTATTCTATTAGATAATTTTACTACAATTACAGGATCTAACTTTGGAGCTAGTGATTTTGATAATAAAAAATTTATGGTAACATCTGTTCCTACAACAGAAACAATTACAATTACAATGCCATCTAATGAGACCGGATCTGGTGCAACTACATCTGGTGGTATTAGAGTTCAACATTATTATAGTGTAGGTTCAGCTGTACAAGAAAAAGGTTTTGGTTGGGGTCTTGGATCTTATGGTGGAGAAGCATCGTCTGCTGTAACTACAACTTTAAATGGAGCTTTAGGTGACAATGCATTTGGAACTGGTGGATCTGGAACTTCTATTGTTTTAGCTGATGCTACACAATTTCCTAGCACAGGAACTAATTTTGTAAAAGTAGGAACAGAAGAAATATCTTACACAGGAGTTACAGATGGAACTACACTAACAGGTATTACAAGAGCTGTTAGAGGTACGACAAGAGCTGCACATAGTGATGGCGCAACTGTAACTAATACTACAGACTTTGTTGCATGGGGAGAAGCAGCATCAGGTGACTTAGTATTAGAACCCGGTATGTGGTCATTAGATAATTTTGGTGACAAAGCAATTTGTTTAATTCATGATAGTGCAGTATTTGAATGGAACTCTGCTTTATCAAATGCAACAGAAACAAGAGCAACAATTATAACTAATGCACCAACTGCATCAAGACACATGGTTGTATCTACACCAGATCGTCACTTAGTTTTTTACGGTACAGAAACAACTATAGGAGATACATCTACACAAGATGATATGTTTATTAGATTCTCTGATCAAGAGGATATAAATACGTATGTACCAACAGCAACCAATACTGCTGGTACACAAAGACTGGCCGACGGATCACAGATTAGAGGCGCTATCAGAGGTAGAGATGCATTGTATGTTTGGACTGATACTGCATTGTTTACACAACGTTTTGTAGGATCTCCATTTACATTTGCCTTCTCTCAGGTTGGAACTAACTGTGGACTTGCAGGACAAAATGCATGTGTAGAAGTTGATGGTGCTGCTTACTGGATGTCAGAGAATGGTTTTTTTAGATATGCAGGTAGATTAGAATCATTATCGTGTTTAGTAGAAGATCATGTTTATGATGATATAAATATGGAGTCTGGTAACCAAATGATATCTGCTGGATTAAATAATTTGTTTGGTGAAGTTATATGGTTTTATCCTAGCTCAACATCTTCTGTTGTAAATAAAATGGTTTCTTATAATTACTTTGACTCATCACCACAAAGACCTGTATGGACTGTTGGCACACTTGCTAGAACTATGTGGCAAGATTCAGCAGTATTTAGTTTACCACACGCTTTAGAATATGATGCTAGCACTGATACATCTTTTGATGTGGTTGGAAACACTGAAGGTAGAACAGCATACTACGAACACGAAACAGGAACAGATCAAAATAAAAATGGTACGATTACAGCTATAACTGCAAACATATCATCAGGTGATTTTGACATTACACAATCAAGAGCACAAGGAACTGGACAAGTAACAGGTGTTGCAACGTTTAGAGGTGATGGTGAATTTTTAATGAAGATAAGAAGATTTATACCTGACTTCATATCTCAAACAGGAAATACACAAGTTACATTACAACTAAGAAACTTTCCAAATGATAGTCAAGCTAGCTCTGCACTTGGACCTTTTACTATTTCATCATCTACTCAAAAAGTAGATACACGTGCAAGAGCAAGAGCGATTGCATTAAAAATAGCAAACACAGGTGCATCGCAAAGTTGGAAGCTAGGAACTTTTAGATTAGACACACAACCCGATGGACGTAGATAATGGCAAAGATAGTACAAGTATTAACAAGACCATCAAAACAGTATGACTATACAGTTGCTGAATCACAAACAAGAGATTTAGATGGTATTATAGTAAAATTAAATACTACGTATCAACAAGAATTAAAGGATGAGGTAGAAGCTCAAAACTTCTTTTTAAATTAATGGCTAATAGTTTTATAAATAAAAAAACAGATTTAACTACAACAGATCTTACTACACTTTATACAGTGCCTAGTGCAAAAACAGCTGTTGTAAAATCTATATTAGTTTCTAATGATTCAGGATCTGGTTGCAATATAGATGTTACTTTAGTAGATGCTAATAGCAACATATTTAGTTTATTTAAAACAAAGACTATAGCAACGGTTACTACAACAGAACTTTTAACCAACCCACTTGTAATGGAAGAAAGTGAAATATTAAAGGTACAAGCTTCTGACGCGAACGAGCTGCACGTTATAGCTTCAATATTAGAAATACAGCCAAGAGAGGTAACAACATAATGCAAGAAATAAAACCAGAGAAAATAGTAGAAAAGATAACAAATAAAAAAACAGGTGAAGAGTATAAGAATGATAATGAGTGGAAAACAAAAGGTATAGCTCCAGAAGATATTAGAAGAGATATAACAGTATTTATGCCAAGTCTTGATTTATTTGGCAAAACAAAATAGGATAGATAGATGGCCATAACTAGAGCACAAATAGCAAAACAATTACTAGCAAAAGGGGGACGTACCGGATTTAGAGTAGGTACAGGAGAAGGTAAAGATACGTCTGGGAGAGATTATGGGGGATCACCTGATAGAGATTTTGGTGGTGGAGGAGATGGACCTAAAGGTCTTAGGTTGAGAGGAACCATAGATAGAAGACCACCAATTATAACTCCAGAACCAAAACCAGACATGAGTCAAATTCAAGCAATGCTTAATAGAACCTTTGCTGTTGAAAAACCTACACTTAATATGAGAGCTAGAAATGTTGCAGATAATTTTTTATTATCAAGAGCTGTAAGAGGATTAGCTGGTCTTTTTCCTAACGCACCAGATTTTGTACAACAACCAGATTTTGGTCCCGCTAATCAAAGATTATTATATCAACAAATGATGGCACAAGGACCACGAACCATGGACACCATGCCAAAAGAAGAAGAAGAAGAAAAAGAACCATTTAGATTAGCACCTAGGTTTGCAGCAGAAGGTGGATCTATGAATGATGAAGTTGTGGGTGGAGAAATGGATTTTGAATCTGCAAGACAGATGTATGGTTTAGGTAAACTTGTTAAGAAAGTTACAAGAACAGTTAAGAAGATAGCAAAGTCACCTGTAGGTAAAGCTGCAATAGCATATGGTTTGTATCAAGGTTATCAAAATCCTGCATTTAAAAAATTTTTATTTGGAGCACCGGCTCCATTAGCTAGTAGGGCAGGAACTAGTAGACAATTTGTTATGGGTCCAGCAACAAAAGGTATTTTTGGTGTAGGTGGTAAACTAACAAACATGGGTGCTTTAAAAGGCATCGTAGGATTATCAACAGTGGCAGGTTTAACAGCTGATCAACAAGAAGATGAAACAGTATCACCAGAACAGTTAGGACCAAGGTTAAATATACCTGAATATAGAAGAGATCCTTTTGGTAATTTAGCAATAAGATTTAGAGCTGAAGGTGGGTCTACTGAACAAAAAGAACCAGTAGCAAAGAAAACTATGCCATTATTAAACATGGGTGGCATGGAAAAAGACTATAGAGAAGACGGTGGTTTTGTGCCTATCGGACGTATGGAAAAAGCAGACGATGTGCCTGCAAGATTATCTAAGAATGAGTTTGTATTTACAGCTGATGCAGTTAGAAATGCAGGTGAGGGAGATGTGGACAAAGGTGCAGA